AACTCTGCGGGAGAAGTTGTTTCAGACGGGAGTGCTACAGGTGCTTGGTCTGACAGAGAAACGCTAACTTATACATAAACGATGATCGGAACAAGCTCGGGTAAGACAATCATGGCGACCAACAAACTGTTGGGGCGCGGAACTGCGGGGACTGGTGCGATTGAAGAGATCACGCTGGGAACCGGGCTTTCTCTCTCGGGAACTACGATCAACGCCTCTGCCGGTATCGCGGGGTCTACAGGATCGGTTGACAACGCCATTCTCCGCGCAGACGGAACGGGAGGGGCAACGCTGCAAGATTCGGGCATCGTGATAGATGACGCAACTACAAGCACTCAAAACAATGTAGCCATCGTCAACGCACACGCAGGCCAAACCAACTCCGCGCTCGTCCTCTCGCCTAAAGGCACTGGGGCGTTTATTGCTGGGCCTAAGCCAGATGGAACTGCGACGGGAGGAAATGCTCGTGGCAGTCGTGCAGTTGATTTACAACTACAAAGAAATGCAGCCAATCAAGTAGCATCTGGCGCAAATTCATTTATTGGGGGAGGCCGAATAAACAGGGCGTCCGGAGCAGATGCCATTGTGGTTGGAGGCTCAGGGAACAACTCAACTGGAAGCGATAGTCCAATAATTGTTGGCGGGTCTGAAAATACCGCAAGCGGTCAAAATGGGGCCACTGTTGTAGGTGGATATAAAAACCAAGCGTCTGGGCAGTTTAGTTCTTTTGTTGGTGCTGGAGGGCATTGGTCAGGTTCAAATGTTGGTAATACAGCAAGCGGAAACTTTTCCGCTGTTTTGTGTGGAACGGGGGCTTTAGCTGACCGATTTGGAATGCAGGCCCATTGCAGCGGGTCATTTTCTGGGACAACTTCTGGCGACGCCCAACGCGCCCGATTCGTCCTTCGCTGCAAGACCACGACGAACACCGGAGTCGAGATGGCTCTTGATGGGTCTACGACATATCTTGGAATTCCATCTGGTAAAATCATCGCTTGCACGATCAACATTACTGGAACTAAATCTGATGGTTCTGCGGTTGCTCACTACCTTCGCCAATATTGTGTGAAGAATGTCGGAGGCACTTCATCTGAAGTTTACGCTCCTGTTACAATCGGAACCGACAATGCAGCAGGAACAACAATTGCGCTTTCTGCCAACAATACAGATGACACTCTTCGCATCTTGGTTACTGGAGTTGCATCCGAAACATGGAGGTGGGTAGCTTCCGTGGACGCAGTTGAAGTTGCTTACGGAACTTAATATTATGCTAAAAACATACGGACTCATATTCCCTAATGGAGATAAATATCTTTCCAGCGTTGTGCTGGATGATGAAGGCAATCCCCGCATCGACACGATTCGCCCATATCCCGTTCCGGAAGACTGGGTGGACCCCGCACTCGTCCCGCTCATCAAAGCCGATCCTCCGGGGCCGGAGAGTGAATGGGAAAGCTACCTTGAGTGGTTCGATGATCGTGTGGAAGTTAAGTGGAAACTAAAAGGAATCTAATTTATGGCAAACGAACTCAACATCGCACTTCCGACAAGCGGGCTTACAGTTACCGCTCAACGTTTTCAAAATGGAGCCTCAGTAGGTTCCGCCATCTCGCTTACAGAGGTTGGTTCCTCTGGCTTTTACAGCGGGAATATGACTGGCTCTGCGGGAACCTACGAGATTGCTTTTATCGCTGCTTCTACGAACGTCGGTTCTGGTAGCATCGTTTGGGATGGCACGAATGAAGTTCCTGTCTCAACACTTACTGCTACAGGAGTTTGGGATACGCAGACATCCGCGCTTACGACGAGCGGTGCTATCGGAACCCGCCTGAAGAACTCCAGCACGGTTGCTACTACTGGCGCACAGCTTGCCGCAGCGTTGAGCTAATGCGAGTCTTCATCCTGCTGCTGGCGTTGCTCGTAGCGGGATGCACGGCTAATCCCCCTGCGAATACTCCTCCGTGGGTAGGTAAATATAAGAACGCCTGTCTCCCCGAGGCGATTGTAATGACGCGGGGACTGAAGGCGAATGGCATACAATCCAAGGTTCTGACTATCTATACCGACAAGTGGGGTCACGCGGTCTGTGTTTATATGTATCCTACTGGTAAGAATAGACTCTGGGTGTGGGATTCGCATTGGAAGTCTGTGCAGATCAGGGCTTACTTTGACGATCCTAACGATATAGCGAGGACGTGGATGCGATGGACGATGACAGACGCGAAGCTGAACTACGCTGTCTTCCAAGAGTGAATTTACTTGTTTAACGATAACTAAAGGCTTAAAAGTTTGATATGGCAGCATTACCGATACTTGGCGACGGACAGAACAACCTGCTCCGTAAAATCACAGAGAACACCTACCAGACGGCAGGCTCGGTATCGTCTTTTCCAATCCCTCCGTTTGACGAGGTGGACATTACTTACTACGGTTCCACAAATAACATATACCAAGTCTTTTACAAGAATGGTGGGAGTAACGTAAAGACCCTTACCTTAACTTATGTCGGTGGTGCGGTGGCGGATAATGACCGTCTTTCTAATATCAGCTAATGTGGGTATTTAATCCATTTACTGGAAAGCTGGACTTCTCCGGTGGAGGAGGCGGGTCTTCCTACATCGACGGCGAGGTGCAATACTACGCCGACCTTCCTATTACTGTTGGGACTCCCGCAGTAAACTCGGCCTACCTCGTTCGTGAAGCATCTGGCACTTGGTTTATCGGCAGGCATCCGGCGGGTATCTACGTTCGCTTGAGTAATGCGGGAGCTTTGACCGACTGGACATACGCAGGGACATTCCCCGACGTATTTTCGGATGCGAACTTTACTATTTATCACGATGCAGATTCTACGCGAGAAGTTCAGTTCGACGTCTCGGGGGTATCTACCGCTACCGTTAGAACGCTGGTAATTCCAAACAAGGACGGAACGATTGAGTTATCTCAAGAGATTCGCTCTGACTTTGTTACAGATACATCTTACATCGGGCTGGCTCCTTTAGGCTCCTCCGAATCCTCTCCCGTATGGACGATCTATCGCAACGTAGTTGACTCTGGCGGCAACGTAACTACTACTACTGCTACTAACGTAGAGTGGGATGATAGATTGACAGCGACCTATTCTTAACAATATAGATAAGTGGATATGAATATTGATACACCGATTCAATCCCAAACCCACGGAGTTCTTGGAAGTATGACATCTCTTCTCGCATTCGCTATCAGCTTCCTCCCTCATCTTGAGGCGTGGCTCCGCGTCTCATCGCTTGCATTCGGAACGATTGCCGCGATTGTTTCCATCTTTATTATGCTGGAAAAACGACACATCGAAAAAGAGAAGAGAAATGAAAAACATACTAACTAAGTTACTCGCCCTTCTTACGGGGGCATCCAAGACGGTTCTTACTTTTATCGTTCCGATTCTGCGGGACAGCACGTCTAAACTGCTTGCGGACATCCTTCCTATCGCGCTGGAAGTTGTCTCCTCTTTGCTGACGAGCAACAAGACGAATGAAGAGAAGCGTAAGGCTGCATTTGTTCGTATTGAAACTGCCGCCAAGCAACGCGGGATCGAAGCTGCGAACTCTGTTATCAATCTTGCAATCGAGTTGGCTGTGCAGCGCGTCAAGCAATGAGCGAAGAGACGAAAGCTTGGTGGCAATCTCGGACGATTATCGGTGTTATCGTCCTGCTTCTTGCCCAGCTTCTTAAGTATCTCAAGGTCGATATTGTTAACGAGGAGTTGACCGAGATCGTTACGCTCGTGATGGACTTTGCAGGCGCATCGCTTGCGATATATGGGCGTGTTAAAGCAAGGAAGCAGATCAAGCGAACGACACCCGGAGGCAAGTTCAATCCTAAAGCAGAAGTCCGCAGGGCGAAGCCAGTCCGCAAAAAGGTATTCGGCGTGTTCTTGTTACTCATCTGTGCGAACATTTGCTATTCGCAAATACCGTATCCTTCTCACGTGTGGTATGATAACCCAATTGAGGTTCATTCTATTGAAGATCGCCGCTCGTTTATTGTGCGCCTGCTGGACAGTTTGTTTTTCAGTATGTCTGTCTTCCCGCTGAAGGGCGAGATCAGAGGTAACGCCGACTTCTAATGCGATCCACCTTGGCACAGAGGCTGGAGATGGCGCGGTTCATCGTTTCTGTCGAGGCGAGGCGGGACAAGAACGGGAACCTACGTGTTTACAAACTACCTGCTGCTGACGGGGGAGG